CATAGATTGGGAAGATATCAGCGCAACGGCAGCTGCCGACGGCGAATACTTCGGGCTTGTGATCAAAGGCCGCAGCATGGAGCCGAAGATCTCGGACGGCGATACCGTTATAGTTCGCAAGCAGCCGGATGTGCGTGACGGAGAGGTTGCAGTCGTCTTGGTGAACGGCGACGAGGGCACAGTTAAGAAAATTAAAAAAGGACCGCATGGCGTGACGCTCATATCGAGCAATCCGGCATACGACCCCATGTTTTACACGAACGAAGAAATAGAACAGCTCCCTGTACAGATCCTCGGTCGTGTCGTCGAGCTCCGTGCAAAGCTGTGAAGTTTAAGCGAGGGGATAGTTGGGCAATGAAGGATAGTAAACAAAATGAGGGGCAGGGAAAAGGACAAAAAAGGGATAGACCTTTTTACATAAAGGGTCTTATAGTCTATATTGTTTTTGCACTTGTTGGCGTGGCTTTATGTTTTGCTGATTTGCCTTTCTTGGGCGTATTGATTGTCCTTCTCGGATGTTTAGGGGCGATGTGCATGTTTTACGGTATTCTGAATCCTAATTGGGAAGCAAAGGCAAGCAACTCAAAGCAGAATGCGTCCAAACCGGCAAAGGTAGCGAAACAGACAAAGACACCTCAGACGCAAGCACCCGCCCGTGTGGGCTACCGTCCTGCGGACGAAAAGATGAAAATCTCAGCAGCGAAGTATATTGTCATCGATGTCGAGACGACCGGCCTGAGCCCGGACGACGACAGAATAATCGAAGTCGCAGCAGTCAAGTGTGAGAACGACAGAATAGTCGACAGCTTTCACTCGCTGATCAATCCCGGCAGACGCATTCCGTCAAATGTGACTAAGCTCACCGGAATAAAAAACGCCGATGTAGCGGGCGCTCCTGACATGGATACCGTTGCGCCGGAGCTGTCGGAGTTTATCGATAATCTGCCGCTCGTTGCGCATAACGCAAATTTTGATATCAAGTTCATTGCAAATGCGTTTAAGCGTGCCGGTGTAAGCAAGGGAATGCTGTACATAGATACACTGGTTTTGGCTCGGAACGCCTTCCCAGACATGCCAAACCACAAGCTGAGCACGCTGATAGACGAACTGGGGCTTCTGGATCACGAACAGGAGCACCGAGCAATGAGCGATGTCGAGGCGACCCAGCGCCTATACACGGCCTGCAAAGCCCAATTTGCGAGACAATAAAAAATGTGCCCGATTCGGGCACAAATAGAAAATCAATCGATGAGACAAGGAGTTTTGTCAATGATAGAAGGATTAAAACAAATTCCACTCGAAGTAATTTGCAAGGACGACCGCAGAGGATTCAACAAAAAGGAGACGGTGTATATCAACATTTTTAATGATACCTTGAGCTTTAACGGCTGTGAGAATCTTAATGGCGGCCAAAGCTGTAAGTTGTGTGCAAATTCTTCACTTGAGAAATTTGAGAAAGAGCTTGAGGAACTGAGCAAGCAGTAAAAACTACGACAAAATAAAAAGACCGCTTCCGTGTGCGAGACGGAAACGGTCGTGTAGAAAACCACCATAGGAACAAGGGAGTAGTCTACCCTTTTATATTAACACACCGTTTTTCGGCGGTCAACGGATTTATAAGAGGTAATTCACATGGCAAAACGAAATGCGCCGGAGTTTTCGTATAACCCGGAGACTAAGCTATATCGTAAGCAGATAAAGAATGAGTACACGGGCAAGTGGATGTCCGTGTACGGCAAAACCAAGGCTGAGGTGCGTGCCAAAATTGAGGAGCGCCGGAGCACATGGGCGCAGCAGGTGGCAGCCGATGGGCAGCCATATGTTTATGAGTACGCTGCAAAGTGGTACAGACTGAACACCACCGAGGTCGGTCAAAAGCGAAAAGACGATTACAGCAATGCGATCAATAATCACATTTGCCCGGTCATCGGGGCAAAGCTCATTCGTGATGTCAGCTATGACGATATAAAAGAGATAATGTTCAGATCTGCAGGCATGTCCTCGTCGGCGCAGAAGAAAATTGTCGTAACTCTTAAGCGGATCTTTAAGTCAGCGGAGCGAAACAACCTAATTGACAAAAACCCTTGCGAGGAACTAAAGGCGGGAGGTAAACCGGCCGCCGAGAAAGTGCCGCTGACAAGAGAACAGCAGCAACGGCTCGTTGCTGCTGTTAAGGGGACTAAGGCGTATCCGTTTGTGCTGCTGTGCCTGTATGCCGGGCTGCGCAGGGAGGAGGCACTGGGACTCCAATGGGACTGCGTCAAGATTGATGGCGATGCCCCGCACATCATAGTCAAGCGTGCCGTAAAATGGGACGGGAAGAATAGTGCGATCGTCTCCGAAAAACTTAAGAGCGGTGCAGCAAGCCGAAATGTACCCGTTCCGGCATTACTCGTTGAGTGCCTGGCAGAGGAGCGCAGCCGCACGAAGGGGAGCTTCGTCATCGCCAACAGTGAGGGCGATGCCATGAGTGCTGCGTCCTTCAGACGGCTATGGGATGTGATCCGTGTCCGAAGCTGCCGCACGGTGAAGCAAACCGTAGATGGCAAAGAGGTCGTGACCGAGCTGAAGCTCGGCGATAAGATCCGTAACCATGAGATCTATATATCCCTCGACTTCCATGTGACGCCGCACCAGCTCCGGCATACATATATCACGGAGCTGATACTCGCAGGTACGCCCATCAAGACGGTGCAGTACCTTGCCGGCCATGCCACCGTGCAGCTTACACTGAACATCTACACGCATCTAATGGACAATAAGCCGGAGGATATAATGCAGTTTGTTTCTAGGGCGTTTGGGACATGATATAGAAAATGCTTTCAAAAAGCATATGAGTACATAATATGAAAAAAATTCACACAATTTTGTTACAATTTAGTGTTTAATATTGATTAGCATGCCATTTTGCAGTAAACTCATAATAAGAATGTACATGAAAATTAACAATTTGGATGCTTTTCAGGGTTGACAAATAGCTTTAACGGGCATATTATTGTAGCACAACAACAATTATTATTGTCCGTTGTGATTTTTATCAGCCCTTGGAAAGTAGGCCCTCCACTATAAGGAGTTGTCGAATCCAAGGGCTTTCGCTTTATCTTTTAACAGGAGGATATATGTATGTCAAAAACGGCGATATTGGTTGACGGCGGCTTCTTTAGAAAGAGGGCTCGGCACTTATGGGGTGAATACTCCCCTGAGGAAACGGCTAAGGCGTTATTTTCGTATTGCAAGAGGCATCTTTCAGAACATACGCAATATCATGAACTGTATCGAATTTTCTACTATGATTGCCCTCCTATTAAAAAACAGATGTACCATCCACTTACAGGTGCGACAATTGATTTTAGTAAAACGGAACAATATCGATGGATGAATGAATTTCTTGACGAGCTTAAGAAGCGACGGAAGGTGGCATTGCGACTTGGAATTATAGATGAAAACAATTCTTCGTTTACGCTGAAATACCAATCCTTAAAGAAACTTTGCTCAGGGTCTATTCAGCTGTCAGAACTAACTACAGCCGATTTTGAGCCAGATATAAAGCAAAAGGGTGTCGACATGAAAATTGGCGTCGATATCGCATCTCTGGCCTATAAAAAGCAGGTTGAGCAGATAATCCTTATTGCCGGTGACAGCGATTTTGTTCCGGCAGCAAAGCTTGCACGACGAGAGGGAATATTAGATCCTCTTGATGCTCCAATAAAAGAAGAATTGTTTGAGCACATTGATGGAAAGAGAAGCTGTGGAAATCCCTATAAGAATAGCGCAAAAAAAGAGTCGCTTGAGCCGTACAAAGTGTAGGGGAGTATTTCAAGTACATATGCCTGAAGCTAAAAATCAAGCTAAATAAAACCAAACAACAAAAAATGCTTGAAAATGCAATGCTTTTCAACAACGAGACTATGCCTTTTAAGCAGGGTGTCCGGAGTTCGAATCTCCGCTGGAGCACCAAGAAAAAGCCTGTCGCAAAAGCGGCAGGCTTTTTTCAAGTAATAGGTAAGGGTGAATAGTGAATAGGTGTAGAACTCCGGACACTTGCCGTCGTCGGCGGTTGCCATGCAAATGGCGAGCCGACGGGCAAAATCAAATCAAAAAGGTTTTACCGCCCAAGGGGCGGATAAAAGCCGGAGTTCGAATCTCCGCTGGAGCACCAAGAAAAAGCCTGTCGCAAAAGCGGCAGGCTTTTTTCAAGTAATAAGTAAGAGTGAATAGTGAATAGGTGTATTTTCGGGAAAAACGCGTTCAAAGAAATGCCGCAGTTGAAAAATAAGCCAAAATATTTTATAATAATTCATCAGAACATTAAAAATATTCAGGCGGTGAGACTATGCCCCTTATCATCGTTCGCAACGATATAACAAAGATGCCCGTGGACGCCATTGTCAATGCGGCAAACGAGACTCTGCTGGGCGGTGGCGGCGTGGACGGCTGCATCCACCGTGCGGCGGGAGCGGAGCTTCTGGCCGAGTGCCGAAAGCTGGGCGGCTGCCGGCTTGGCGAGGCAAAGATCACGGGCGCATACCGCCTGCCGTGCCGCTACATCATCCACACCGTTGGACCAGTGTGGAACGGCGGTAAGCGCGGTGAGCGGGAACAACTCGCCTCCTGCTATCGCACCAGCCTTGCGCTGGCGAAGAAGCACGGCTGCGAGACGGTGGCATTTCCGCTGATCTCCTCCGGCGTTTTCGGCTACCCCAAGGATCAGGCGCTCCGGGTGGCGGTGGACACCATCAGTGAATTCCTCGCAGAGAACGACATGACGGTGTACATCGTCATTTTCGACCGCGCGGCGTATGCGATCGGCAACAAGCTTTTAGCGGACATCGCCGCCTACATCGACGACCACTATGTGGATGCCCACACCGACTCCCACCGGGAGCGGATGCGCCGGATGGGCGTCGTTGAAAGCCGGATGCTGACCGCCTACGAGGACGTTCCCATGGCGGCCTCCGGGCTGGACGAGGCGCTTGCGCATCTGGATGCCGGATTTTCGGAGACGCTGTTGAAGCTCATCGACCGCAGCGGCAAAAAGGACGCCGAGGTCTACAAAAAGGCCAACATAGACCGCAAGCTGTTCTCGAAAATTCGCAACAACCCGGACTATAAGCCCTCCAAGCCCACGGCGGTGGCTTTCGCCATCGCCCTGGAGCTGAACCTGGACGAGACCTGCGACCTCATCGCCCGGGCGGGCTACGCACTAAGCAACAGCAGCAAGTTCGATGTTATCATCGAGTATTTCATCATGCAGCGGGACTATGACATTTTCAAGATCAACGAGGCGCTGTTCGCCTTCGACCAGAGCCTGCTTGGCGCTTGACTATATGGAAGCGCTTAAATAGCGCAGTGCCCGAAAATGTCGCCCGACAGGCGACCAAACCCTCCTCCGGCTGCGCTACAATGGGAGCGCAATCAAACGAAGGAGGGTTTTCATTATGACAGAATTGGTTTTCATACTAGATCGCAGCGGCTCCATGTCGGGGCTGGAGGCAGACACCATCGGCGGCTTCAACTCCATGATCGCGAGGCAAAAACAAGAGGCAGGCGAGGCACTTGTCTCAACGGTGCTTTTCGACCACGAGAGCGAGGTCATACACGACCGCTTACCGCTGGAGAAGGTGCCGCCCATGACCGAGAGAGAGTATTACACTCGTGGCTGCAAGGCACTGTTAGATGCCGTGGGCAGTACCATCCGTCACATTGCAGGCATCCACAAATACGCTCGCCGTGCGGATGTGCCGGAAAAAACGATGTTCGTCATCACCACCGACGGCTGCGAAAACGCCAGCCGCAGCTACGATTACGAGACGGTGCGGCGCATGATCGAGCACGAAAAAGAGAAGTACGGCTGGGAGTTTTTGTTCCTGGGCGCAAATATCGATGCGACAAGGGAAGCGGCACGCTTCGGCATCGGCGCAGACCGTGCGGTCAACTATAAATGCGATGAGACCGGCACGGCGCTCAACTACGAGGTCATCAGCGAAGCCGTGTGCAGCGTCCGAGCGGCACGACCGCTAAGCGCCGACTGGAAGCAGCGCATTGACGAGGATGTGAAGAAACGAGGTAGATGAAAGCATGTACGGTGCGATTCTGGGCGATATCGTGGGCAGTCCCTACGAGTTCGATTTCAACAACTACAAGGCAAAGAATTTCCCGCTGTTTATCGAGCGCACGGCCATCACCGACGACACGGTGATGACGCTGGCCGTGGCGAAAGCGCTGCTGGACACCCGTGGGCAGGGTGATGCCGCCATCAAGGCGGCGTTGGTGCAGCAGATGCAGCGGCTGGGTCGTGCCTACCCAGACATGGGCTATGGCGTGCGCTTTGGCAGCTGGCTGAGCAGGAAGGATCCGCAGCCGTACCATAGCTATGGCAACGGCAGCGCAATGCGGGTCTCGGCCGCAGCGTGGCTGGCGAAGGATATGGCGGAAACGCTGCATCTGGCGCAGCTTACCGCCGAGGTGACGCACGACCATCCGGAGGGCATCAAGGGCGCACAGGCCACCGCAGGGGCGATGTTCCTTGCACGCACCGGCCACGGCAAGGCGGAGATAAAGGCGTGTGTTGAGCGCAAGTTCGGCTACGATCTCAGCCGCACCTGCGACGAAATTCGCCCCACTTACCATCATGTAGAGAGCTGCCAAGAGACCGTGCCGCAGGCGATAACGGCGTTTTTGGAGAGCACCGATTTTGAGGATGCCCTGCGCACTGCGGTTTCCCTCGGCGGCGACAGCGACACGCTGGCCGCCATCACCGGCAGTATCGCCGAGGCCTTCTACGGCGTTCCCGAAAATTTAAAGCAGCAAGCTCTCCGCAGCCTTCCCACAGACTTGACAGAGATTTTGCTCGAATGGGAAGCAACTGTGAATTGACGCTTGGAGTATAAAAAAGAGCTTTGCATCTTGCAAAGCTCTTTTGTTGGTACGGATGTTCATAACCAACCTAAAGTCTATATTGAAAATCCGGCTGAAAACTCACATATTTCCCTGTACATTGTACATTTGCCGATTTACCTCCTCTTTGCTATGATAATATCACAAGATTTTAAGGAGGCTGTTTTTATGGAAAAGTACATTACAGATAAGTGCACGGGACTGAGATATGAGTTGGTTGGTGATTATTACCTTATCGCCGGGGATGATGAGCCGGAGGAAGAACAGAAGCCAATCGGGATATGGGGTCAGCGGCATCTTCGCTATCTGAAAAATCACCGCAAAGTGCTCTATGCCAATTTGCTGACAAGCGGCAAATTGGACAACTACCTTGCTGACATTGATAAACAGGCTGAGGAAATGTTTGAACGGCTTACAAGGCGGATGGCGGTGGCAGAGGACATAACAGAGCAACTGAAAGCCACCGACCAAATGGTATGGGTCGGCAGGATGAACAATATACGAAATCGGGCAACCGAGATCATAAATACTGAGATTATATTCACATAAGATTCAAGCCGCAGCGGGAGTAAAATCCGTTGCGGCTTGTGGTTTTATTCAGTTGCTTCGCTTTCCACGGTGGTGGGCGGCTCGGTATGAGCTACCATCGTGTTCTCCGGGCTTGCAGTTTCCGGCGCAGGAGCGGGTTCTGTGTCGGCGGTTTCGTGCTCGGTCGGTGCGGTTGCCGAGGATTCGGGTGTGGTGGTTGCGCTTTCCGTTGGGGTGCTGCTCGGCGTTGTAGGAGTTGTAGGTGTGGTCGGAGCAGTAGGCTCGGTTGACGGCTCGGTAGTCACGGTGTTATCCGGTGCTTGGGTGTTGTTTTGCTGTGAGCCGGTGGCGGTGATAACATCGCCGTCATGAAGCGTGGCGTCGTGAGAGTAAGTTCCCCATTTGGGAGTGAGGATGATTTGTGTGCCTGCGGCTGCGTTTACGGTAAAGTTAAAGCCGGAAGTATCATTCACAAATATCTGCTCGGTGTAATAGGTTTCATCACCGATTTTTATACTGCAATAGCCTGTTGCGCCTGCCGTTCCGGTGGCTGACAGCGTGATTTTACAACTGCCGCTTTCGGGTATGGTCACAGTCTTTACTTCGGCAAGTTTGGCTGTGTCACTACCGATTTGATAGGACAGCTTATAGGACGAGCTTTGGATCGCCGTTGTGCCTACTGAAGTAGAGGCGGTAAACCAAGCCCAGCTTACACCGCAAAGGCAGATAGCACAGATGCAGATAGCAAGCATCGAGGGGGCGAGGATGTGCATAAGACCGTCCGAGCGCTTTTCTTTTGCTGCGTGCTTTGTCCGGTGCATCTCGGTTAAAAGATACTGCTTTTTACGGCTGAAATGATTGACAAGCTGTGCGAGTTTTAGAACGATCAGCAAAAAGGCAGATACGATCAGAACGATCAAGAGTATCAAAGCGCCGCTATTGTTGTCCATAATGATGTATCTCCTTTCGATTGTGTTTGTGTGGGCAATCAAAAGGCATAATACACAGTTTATGCCCTTTGATTGCCCCTCCGCCCGAGGGCGGAGAGGACTTGAAAATGCTTATTTCTGAACGATAGGCTGATTGGTTGTGATGATTCCGTCCTGATCATCATACACCACGGTGTATGTGCAATTTGCACCCACTGTATTTTCCTTAAATACCAGCGTGTATTTGGTGAAATCCTGAATTTCGGCACCTTTTTGGCTGTAATCCTCAAGCATGACAAAGCAGTTTATCCAAGAATTATCAGTATCCACGGTGTTGTTAGCAAAGACAAACTTACCGCTCATATTGTTGGAGTTAGACAGACGAACCGGGATAAAGCTGCCCGCTTTACCAGTGAAGGTGTTGTTTTTAACGGTCACCGTTGCACCATTTTCCACTTGATAAATGCTGATAGCATTGTTGCCGATGTTGGTAAAGTTGTTGTTCGCAATCAATGTACCGTCGCCCGTGGGAACATTCAGGCCGAACTCAATGCCATTATAGTCATTGGTTACAGTATTGCCGGTGAACACGACCTTGCCGGAAACAGGCAGAGATACGGCGGTGTGGCTACCTGTTCTTCCGGTTGCCGCAGTAATTGCAGAATTGGTGATCGTAACATCCGTCACATCGGAGTTAACAACAAGTGCGGGCGTTTTCGGAGCCTTATACTCGATGTTGGCCGCATTCAGCGTCACGCCGCTGCTCGCAATGGTCACGGGTGCGGTGGCGGTCAGATTGTTGATGGTCACAGGCTTGCTGATCTCCAAAGCGGTATCGACCGTGCCGGTTACGGTAATGACGGAACCATCGGCCAGTTCATTCAGCTTTTCGGCAAGGTCAGCAGCCTCCACTACGGGATAGGTTGCGTCCTTATCGTACTGATCACTGATGCTATCCTTTTCATAGGGTACCTGTGTAGCAACAACGGTCAGGCACATACCGGTCGCAGTTGCATTCTGATATTCATTGCCAGCATTTTCGTCCATGTGATAGCCAAAAGACCAGGCAGGAGAAGCTTCGCCGGGCTTGAGAACCTCGGGTTCAATATTGATATCCTCGCCGTTCGTATCAACCGGTGTCTTAAACACAGGCTCAAGAACCTCAGCAAGCTTGCCGGTAACACCCAACAGTTCGTTGACATACTCAAACTTTACTGCCAGATTGCCCTTGTTGACCACACGGACTTCGGGCACATAGTATGTACAACCCGGCTCCCACAGGATTTGAGTCCCCTCGGCGGGAATCTTGCCATTTACGAGGAACGGAAGGGTCTTGCCCTCGGCATTGACCCAGTTGCCGTTGTTGTCCTTCATTTGCAGTTCGATGTTCAAATTGCCCGCCTGAATTTTATTGACCCCGGTGGATGCGGTGTCGGTGAACCACGCAAAGGTGGTGCCGATGAGCATTGCCACGCACATGAGCAGAGC